CGCCGACAATCTCGGTGCTCGAGGCGCAGACGGGCGGATACGGAAATGGCACGTCGGCACGAGGTATCACTACGCCGACTCGTACCACGCAATGATCGAGCAGGGCGCGGTCAAGCCCCGCGTCTATCCGGCCACCGACGACGGCACGCCCACCGGGAAGCCGGTGTTTCTCACCCAGGCTGCGTGGGCGGACAAGTTGCTGCAGCAGACGCCGGCCACGATCGCCGCCCAAATGTTGCTCAACCCGGCCGCCGGCACCGAGGCGTTGTTCGAGGAGGGCTGGCTCAAGTTTATCGACGTCCGGCCGTCGACGCTCAACGTCTACATCCTGGCCGACCCGGCCGGCAGCCGGAAGAAAGGCACCGACTCGACGGCGATCGTCGTGCTCGGCGTCGACGCAGCGTGGAATTTGTACCTGCTCGACGGGTACCGCGACAAGCTCAAGCTGCATGACCGCTGGCAGGCGATCCGCGGCCTGCGCCGCCGCTGGATGCGCGAGCCGGGTGTACAGTTGGTTCGCGTCGGCTACGAACGGTACGGCCTGCAGTCCGATATCGAGCACTTCGAGCTGGAAATGCAACGCGACCGGGACGCCTTCGAAATCGTCGAGTTGGCCTGGCCGCGCGAGGGCCCGGGGTCCAAGTACGACCGCATCCAGCGGCTTGTCCCGCACTTCCGGGCCGGCCGGTTCTATCTCGCCCAAGTCGTGCAGGGCGAGACTGCCAACCAGGCTCGCATGCGCGCAGAGGGCCAGCCGTGGCGCATCTTCGCGCCGACGCGGCGGCCCGACTACACCGGGAAGATGTACTCGCTCAACAAGTCACTCATCACTGAGTACCTGACCTACCCGTTCTCGGTGCATGACGACGTGCTCGACGCGTGCTCTCGCATCTACGACATCGACGCGACTGCGCCGGTGGTGATCGACCGCGAGGCGCTGCTGCCCGCGATCTACGAGGATGGAGTCTGATATGGCGGAACCGAAAGTACGGACATCGACACGGTTGTGGTCGCAGGAAGTCGCGATCGCGGAGATGCTGTCGGGCGAAGTGCGTCCGAAGAACAAGGAACCGGGCTATGAGTTTGGTGGAGGAAAGCGGAAGTTCGACACGGGCCCGGGCGTCTACGAGCAACCTGTCGTGCCGGATTGACGAGTACGCGTCGCTGCCGGCGTGCGTGCGACTCCGCGTGGACAGGAAACAGTGGGCATTCTTGACGGACGACCAGCGCGCGAGGCTTGTCCGCGAGTTCACGGAACCTGATGTCTACGATGATTGACCTGACTGACACCCCGCAGTACAACCCGGCCGACCTGGCGACGTCCCGTCAGATCGCGGAGCGGCTGCATCAGCGGTATCCGGGTTATCTGTGGGCGATCCACGTTCAGTGGCAGCAGGGTATCGCGATCATCCGCAACTTGTCGCTCAGCGGCAAGCACGGCTACGTCCTGCACCTGGCCGATGCGTGGTCGTCGTCGGAGCTCGATCGTCAGGTGGACGCAGCCGGCGGCGAAATTCTCGAGCGATACCGACTGGCGCGCCGCGGATTCTCGGGTGACGAATACGACGCGATGGCAAAGGATGCTGCCGGGCTGCCGGTCGGAGACATAGGACGATGATCGACACGCCGCCCGACGTCGAGCGAATGGGCCAGACCGACGAACCTGTCGAGAACGCCGACCGGGACAAGGCGTTCTTGCGGATCTCGCGGGACGCCTACTCGGCCGCAACTACCTATTTCGACTCGGCGGTGCGCGCCGATGTCGAGCAGGATCTCCGACAGTGGCAGTCGCGCCACTCGTCCGGGTCGAAGTACCTGTCGCAGACATACGCGGGCCGGTCGCGGCTGTTCGTGCCCAAAACACGAGCTGCCGTCACGAAGTTCGAGGCCCAGGCAGCCGAAGCCTTCTTTTCGAGTTACGACGTCGTGTCGATGGAACCCTACGACAAGGACGACGACAATCAGGTCATGGCCGCGGCGTTTTACAAGGCACTGGTGCAGCGCCGGTTGACCGACCCGCCGCCGAGGGGCATCCCGTGGTTCTTGACCTGCATCGGCGCGTACCAGGAAGCGCATGTCACGGGCATCGCGATCGGCAAGACGTACTGGGACGTCAAGGCGGACCGACCGGCCGTCGACTTGGTGCCGATCGAGAATTTCCTGTTCGACCCTGCGTCGGACTGGCGCGACCCGGTCCACACGTCGCCGTACCTGATCCACGTTTTGCCAATGTACGTCAAGGATGTACGGGCGCGAATCGCGGCGGGACGCTGGCGCGAGGTCGATGAGGGGGCGATGCGCAAGGGCTTGCGCCGGCAGTCCGACACGATCCGTTCCCAGCGCGAGGGCAACCGCCCGGACTCGCAGGAGCAGACACACGACATCGGCGACTACAATATCGTTCTCGTTCACGAGAACATCGCCGAAATCGACGATCAACAGTGGGTCTGGTACACGATCCTCGACCAGACGATGCTCTCCGATCCGGCGCCGCTTGACGCGCAGTACGCGCATGGTCGTCCGTTCACGATCGGCATCACGAACCTGGAAGCGAACCGGCAGTACCCGTCGAGCACGCCGCGACTCTCGCGCGACGTTCAGCGCGAGATGAATGAGCTGCGCAACCAGCGCATCGACAACGTGTCGTTCGTGTTGAACAAGCGGTACTTCGTGGCACGCAACAAACAGGTCGATACGGATTCGCTGCGGCGCAACGTGCCCGCGTCGGTGACACTGATGGAGGATCCCGAGAAGGACGTCAAGGTCGTTTCCACGCCGGACGTCACGGCATCAGGTTATCAGGAGCAGGACCGGCTGAACATCGACTTCGACGAGGTCGCGGGAACCTTCTCGCAGTCGTCAGTGCAAGCCAACAGGAACCTGAACGAGACGGTCGGCGGGATGAACATCCTGACGACCAATGCCAATCAGGTCGCAGCGTACAAGCTGCGCACATTCGTCGAGACGTGGGTCGAGCCGGTGCTGCGCCAGGTGGTCGACCTCGAGCGCCACTACGAGACGGACGACCGGGTGATCCGCCTGGCTGCGGTGGGCGCCGGGCTCGACCCCGCGACGGTCAACGACATGATCTGGTCGCAGGAGGCGCATGTCACAGTCTCAGTCGGCATGGCGGCGACGAACCCGCAGGAGAAGGCGAACACGCTGCTGTTCGGCTTCAACGCGCTCAAGGGTCTGCTGGCCGACGGTGTGCTCGAGCAGCGCGGGCTGAACGCGCGGGAGGTCGCGAAGGAAATCTTCGCAATGCTCGGCTACCGCGACGGCTCGCGTTTTTTCACGTGGGCCGACGACGACCCGGTGGTCGCGCAACTGCAACAGACGATCGACAGCCTGCAGTCGCAACTGGCGGCCAAGACTCCGCCGGAACTGCTGGCCGCGCAGGTCGAGAAACTGGCCGCCGAGGTCCGCCGGATCGACGCGCAGCGCGTCGCCGAGGGCGTCAAGGCGGCTTACAGTGCGATGCAGGCCGGCCAGGTGATCGCATCGGTGCCGAGCGTGGCGCCGATCGCCGACGAAGTGATGCGCACGGCCGGCTGGAAGCCGCAGCCGGGCGAGGATCCGAATTTCCCGCAGCCTGCGGCGCCCGACCCGGCATTGATGCAGAGCGATGTGATGGATCGCAGGACAGGCGTGTCGTTCCAGCCGGGCAACACCAGTCCGATGCTGCCGGCTGCGGCTCCATCGCCCGATGTCGGCATGGGTGACGGGATCGAGACGCAGCGGCCCGACGGCACCGACCCGACCAGGACCGGCGCGTGACGCCCGAAATCCAGAATCTCCTGGCCGACGAGGCGATCGGCGTCGAGGTCGAGCGGTTTCTCGGCAGCGCGGCCGGGCGCCGACTGGTCGAGATCTGCGAGAAGGATCGCGCGGCGGCACTCGAGCGGCTGGCGACGGCCGATGCCGAGAACCCGCGCACGATCAGGATGATCCAGAACGAAATTGCGGCGATAGACCGCTTCCAGCAGGGACTCAGCGACATGCTCGCCGCGGCGCGCGGGGCAATCGTGCGTCTCGACCAACTCGCACAGGACGACTAGGAGAAGCGACATGGACGCTACCCGAGAGGGCGTGCCCGAGCAGGATCAGGACACTACCGAAGAACAGCCCGCGATCATCCCCGGATCGCCCGGCGCCAGGCGCCTCGAGGCGATGGACATGATCGGCAAGTCCAGAACCGCCGCGCTCGAGCAGGAGATCGGCGAATCGGTGACGGACGAACCGCAGCAGGAGGCGACGGACGAACCGGCGGACGAACCGGAGCCGGAGAAAGAAGCCGAGCCCGAGGGTCAGGTCGACAAGCAGCTTGCGCAGGACGAGTATCTGGACCCGTCGATGCTCAACCGCAAGGTCAAGCTGAAGGTCGACGGCCAAGAGGTCGTGGTGCCGCTCGAACAGGTGTTGCGCACGGCGCAGAAGGCAGAAGCGGCCGACGCGAGGCTGCAACGCGCCACCGAATTGCTGCGCGAGGCCCAGGCCCGGGCCGGGGAAACAACGGGCAAAGTAGAAACGTCAGCGAAGTCGGACCCATCTGCGCAGGACGAGACGGTCAAGACCGGGCTGAAAGCCGCTGTCGACGCCATCTTTGCTGGCGACGACAACGCGGCGACCGAGGCGCTCGCCCAGGTGCTTGCCAAGCAGCAGCAACCCGCTGCGCCGCAAGTCGACCCGGACAAGATCGCCGACGTCGTGGCACAGAGGTTGGACGAGCGTAGTGCATTGGACAGGTTCCTCGATGCGTACCCGCGCATCCGGTCGAACCCGTGGCTGCAGGCAGCCGCCGATGCGGCACTCGCGCACTTCCAGTCCGAAGGCAAGCCCT